CTAACGTCAAACTACTATACCAGGGTAAAAAAGGGGGACTAACATTAATAAAGATACTAGAAAATTATGGTAGTAAAGAATTAGAAGAATCTAAGAAATTACCAATATTTCAATTAATGACCACGGAAGATTACCCTCTAGATGAAACACTATTACCACTTTTCAAAAGAAAACTACTATCCTTCATTTTTCAAAAATTTAGTATACAAAATTTAAAAAAGATTGAAATATAAATTTTTTTTAATTAAATTTGTGGTATGGGTTTAAATAAAAGATTTTTTTCTGAAAAAATAATAAATGAGTATGCAAAAACCCATACTTATCCCGAGTTCAAAAAAATGTTTTTTAATTCTGATATTGTTGTTTTTTTAGATGACAAATCCTCCAACCTGTACCGAGATTTTACTAATGCTGATTCCGAAAAACAAAAAACACTATATGAAACACAAAAGTTTAAATGAAGTATTACTTTCTAAGTTAAGAGATACTTTAAGTATTGACTATATTGCCAGTTCAATTCTATTTGACACACTTGAAAATACTCAAAAACATTTGGATAAATTAGTTGAATCTGGTATCATTGAATCTGATGAAAATAAAAAATATTATAGAATAAAAAGAAAATGATTTTTAAATTAGAATATGTTTGGTTGGACGGGTATGCTCCAGAACCAAATCTCCGTAGTAAAGTTAAAGTAATTAACGTTAATGAAAACGAACAATACAATTTTCCACAATGGGGATTTGATGGTAGCTCAACAAACCAGGCGGAAGGGTATTTGTCTGATTGTTTTTTGAGACCAGTTAGATTTTACCAACACTCAATTATTAAAGAAACCATACCAACAATTTATGTGTTCTGCGATGTATTAGATAAAGACGGAAACCCCCACCCATCAAATGACAGAGTTAAATTACAAAACGTCGGTACTGAATTATGGGTAGGATTTGAGCAAGAATATTTTATTCGCTCAAGACATAAAGGTTCAATTCTTGGAATGGAAAAAGGTGAAATTGAAAGTCAGGGAAGATATTATTGTGGTGTTGGTGGACAAATTCACGGACGAGACATTTCTGAAAAACATTTGGAATATTGTTTATCATTAGGGATTAACGTTGAGGGGACCAATGCTGAAGTTGCAATCGGACAATGGGAATATCAAATCTTCGCAAAAGATGCTTTACAGGCTTCCGATGATTTATGGATTAGTAGATACATTCTTCATAAAATTGCTGAAAAAGAAGGAATGTCAATTGAGTTACACCCAAAACCATTAATCTTTGGTGAGTGGAACGGCTCAGGACTACATACCAACTTCTCAAATGAAAGAATGAGGGAGATTGGAGGCGAACAATACTTTAATAGTATTTTTAATTCATTCGAATCATCAACTACCAAACACATTGAAAATTATGGTTCAGATAATCATTTGAGATTGACCGGAAAGTACGAGACACAAAGTATTGATAAATTTAGTTGGGGTGTAAGTGATAGAGGGGCATCAATAAGAATTCCAAAATCAACCGCTGAGGAATGGAAAGGATATTTGGAAGATAGAAGACCAGCATCAAATGCTAATCCATACAAAGTGTTACAGGTGATTATGGAAAGTTTGAAGAGTGCTGAAGCTATTGATGAAATAAAAACAAAAATGTTAATTAATATTGATACTCATGAGACTGCAGAAAAATTCAAAATGTTGACACCAGATGAATTATTAAGTGAGTATAAGTCAGAAGAAGAAGGTGTAAATAAAATGAAGTGGACGGAAGGTGATGGTAGCAACATTGAAACTGAAGAAATTAAGTTTGACATAAATTCAAAATAAAATGGAAAAAGAGTTATTAGAACATTTATCAGGAGTTAATAAGACAGAAATGGTTAATCATCCTGACCATTACCAATTTGGTAAGAATAATGAATATGAAGCAATTAAAGTAATCGATGCTTGGGATTTGGGATTTTCATTGGGTAATACCGTGAAGTATATCTCAAGAGCCGGCAAAAAACACAAAGAAAAAGAACTTGAAGATTTAAAGAAAGCTCTTTGGTATCTCCAACATCACATAGAAACTTTAGAAAAAATAAGTGATTGAAGTTTTACAAAACCGAATATTTTTACTATTTTTTAAATATGAAAATGTTCGGTTCAGTAATCTCAATTAACTTCAAATCAATCCTCGAAGACAATCTCACAAACGTAGGTGAGCGTAGGTTAGGTCTTTTTACCTCAAGACAAGTCACACACAACTGGGTAACTAAAAATAATGTTAAAAAATACTACCAGGTAGATTATCAATTTGGAATAGACTTATTATGGTGTAGAGTTTGGTTGAATATTAGTAAAAATAAAGACTATAGTTATTCAATCAAAGTCAGGAAAAATAAAAGTGAAATTTTTTGGGATATCTGATGGAACTGATAACTACATATATTTGTAAAAAGGGGGATATTGGAGTACATGATAATATGTTTGGTGGACTTATATTATCATTGATAGACGATGCTGCAGCATCATATGTTTCCCAAATATGTGATACTCAAAAAGTGGTGACTTTAAAAATTAGTGAACTCACATTTAAAAAACCAGTTAAGGTTGGAAGTATATTAAAAATATATGGTCAAGTAGTTGAATTCGGTAATACCTCCATTACCGTATCAATCGATGTTAGAAAACATAGTGTGTATACTGGAGTCCAAGAATCTGTAACACAAACAAAAATGATTTTTGTTAGAATTGATGAAGATGGTAAACCTAGACCAATCCACCAACATGTTAAAGAAAGATACTGGGATAGATTTGACAAATTTGGTAAAGGTTTGTTAGACCAAAAAGAAAGGTTGTCAGAAACATCTGACAAAAAGTCAGATAATTAAATATGGTACACTTTTCGTTAAAAAAATTAAAAAATAAACTTAAAATAAAATAACTATGTCCGATTCATTCAAACGATTAGATGAAATTTTAAGAAGGATTTTTGAAAATCCTGATAACTTTGATTTTGAAAAATTTGAAGAAATTTTCACAAAAAGAATTCTGAGTAAGACTTTTGACAACAATTCAATTAAATTAAATGTTGTTTATTTAAACGATGAAACAATAAGTGAGATTGAAAAAAATAATTTAGAAAAAGAATTACAAGAAGTTATTGAAAAAGAAAATTTTGAAAGAGCTATCGAAATCAGAGATGAGTTAAAAAAAATAGAATTACAAAATAAAAGATTAAAAAATCTAGAACAAGAATTAAAACTATCGATTGAGAAACAAGATTTTGAAAATTGTATTGTAGCTCGTGATGAAATAAATAAACTAAAAACAAAATAAAATATATGGGGAAAATAATTGGAATTGATTTAGGTACCACAAATTCTTGTGTTGCCGTAATGGAAGGCTCTGAGCCAGTTGTTATCACTAATAGTGAAGGTAAAAGAACTACACCCTCAATTATTGGGTTTGGTAGTGATGGTGAAAGAAAGGTGGGTGACCCTGCAAAACGTCAGTCGGTTACTAATCCTGAAAAGACCATCCATTCAATTAAAAGATTTATGGGAACAACTTATACCGAAAGTAAAGGTGAAGTAAAACGTGTTCCTTATAAAGTTGTTAAGGGTACAGGTGATACACCTCGTGTGGAAATTGATGACCGGAAATTTTCACCGCAAGAAATTTCAGCAATGGTTCTTCAGAAGATGAAACAAACTGCTGAAGATTATTTAGGTAGTGAAGTAACTGAGGCAGTAATTACAGTTCCAGCATACTTTAATGATGCACAACGCCAAGCTACAAAAGAGGCGGGTGAGATTGCAGGTCTAACTGTTAAACGTATTATTAACGAACCAACGGCTGCAGCATTGGCATATGGACTTGACAAGAAAGGTTCAGACATGAAAGTTGTTGTATTTGACTGTGGTGGTGGAACTCACGACGTATCTATCCTAGAACTTGGCGATGGAGTATTTGAAGTATTATCAACCGATGGTGATACACACCTAGGTGGTGATGACTTCGATAATGCAATCATTGATTGGTTAGTTAAAGAATTCCAGGATGAGAATGGATTGGATTTATCAAAAGACCCAATGGCACTACAACGTCTACGTGAAGCCGCTGAAAAAGCAAAGATTGAATTATCGTCAACATCTTCTACTGAGATTAACTTACCATACATTATGCCAGTTGATGGTGTTCCAAAACACCTAGTCAGAACTTTGTCAAAGGCTAAGTTTGAACAACTTGTCGATAGCTTGATTCAAAGAACTATTGAACCTTGTAAGAAGGCTATGGCAAACGCAAACCTTACTATTGGTGAGATTGATGAAATCATTTTGGTTGGAGGTTCAACACGTATTCCAGCAATCCAGGAGGCGGTTAAGAAGTTCTTCGGTAAAGAACCATCAAAAGGTGTTAACCCTGATGAAGTGGTTGCATTAGGTGCGGCAATCCAAGGTGGAGTATTAGCAGGTGATGTTAAAGATGTGTTGTTGTTGGATGTTACACCACTATCACTTGGTATTGAAACTATGGGAGGTGTATTTACAAAGTTGATTGAGTCCAATACAACAATCCCAACTAAGAAATCACAAGTATTCTCAACGGCTATTGATAACCAACCATCAGTTGAAATTCATGTACTGCAAGGTGAAAGGGCTATGTCAAAAGATAATAGAACCATTGGACGTTTTCACTTGGATGGTCTCCCACCCGCAATGAGAGGAGTTCCACAGATTGAAGTTACTTTTGATATTGATGCGAATGGAATTATTAACGTATCGGCATTAGATAAAGGTACTAATAAACAACAAAATATCCGTATCGAAGCATCCTCTGGTCTATCGAAAGAAGAGATTGAGAGAATGAAACAAGAGGCTGAAATGAACGCAGACGCTGATAAGAAAGCTAAAGAGGAGATTGAAATAGTTAACCAGGCCGACGCAATGATTTTCCAAATTGAAAAATCTTTAAAGGATGTTGAAGATAAATTAACAGAAGAACAAAAATCTGAAATTAATTCTTCATTACAGGAATTGAAAGATGCTCACTCCACAAAAGACATTGAGAGAATCAAAACCTCAATGGATAAAGTTAACTCAACGTTCCAAGGAATTTCACAAAACTTATACTCCGAAGGTTCAAATGAAACAAACGAACAAACAGACCGAGAAGTTAATGATGTTGACTTTGAAGAAGTAAAAGGTTAAAAATAAATCCCTCCAAGTGAGGGGTTTTTAATTTTAGAATGTTAATTTAAATATTAAATAAAAAATCCCTAACAAAATACCAATCTTAATAGGTAACATTATTAACTTCCAAAACCATTCAATAGAACCTCTAATTGAAACTAATAATAGTTTCCACACTATCGGTATCCACAAAGGACTAAGGACCCATATCCAGGAGATATTGTACTGACCCGATTATTTTAAAATAGTTAAAAACCCTAACCCTAATAAAACAAGTCCTGCGTTTTTTTCATTGAAGAATTTCATATTTATTTTTTTGCTAAGATATAAAAAATTTGTTTATTGGAGAAAAATATTTATATTTGTACCCGTTATGAGTAAAAAAGAACAATACCAACAAGTCTATGAGGATGATGAAGCGGTTACAATCTGGACTTATGATTTAACCAAATTCAAAAATGGACCAATCTCAGTTGAGATTAAATACAAACACCCACCCGAAAAGAAGCAAACAAACCGAGAGAAATTCTCAAAAAAGAAATAATATGAAGGTTATATTTTTAGACCACGATGGAGTTATCTGTTTATCAGGTAATTGGGGGTCACGATTTAAGAAACAAAAAAAAGAGAGAAAGAAGTTGAGTCAGGATGTTATGTCAATGACTGTTGATGCTCGTTTTGATAACTTTGACAAGAAGGCCATCAAGGTATTGAATGAAATCTTGGAAAAAACCGGAGCGGAAATCGTTGTATCTTCTGATTGGAGGGTTTGGTGTTCGGTTGAAGAGATGGGTGATTATTACGAAAAACAGGGTATCACCAAACGACCAATAGATTTCATAACCAATGTTATTGACGGGGAAAAAGTTACATGGCACCGAAATTGGGATTTGGAAGGGACGAGAAGTATTCAAATTCAAGAGTGGTTAAAAGAACATCCTGAAGTTACACATTGGGTCGCTATTGATGATTTGAATATGGCAAAGACTGGACTTCACTACTCAATGGAATTTGAACACGAATGGGCATTAGATAACTTTGCACATACACCTTTAAAAAATGAAGGTATCAAACAAGTTGGGGTTAAAGAAAAAGTTTTAAAATTTTTGGTGGATTAATTAATATATTTGCAGTATGAAAAATAAAATATTTTTGTTCACATTATTATTATCAATAATAATTCTTTGTTTTTTTAGTTTTGTTGATTTAAAACCAAATCTAAAAGAAAAAAATGATATTGAAAGTATAAAAGGTATTGATGTTTCCCATCATAATAAAATATTGAATTGGTCATATCTAAAAAATAATGTTAAATTTATAATAATTAAAGCCACTGAAGGAAAAAGTTATAAAGACCCAAAGTTTAATGATTATTGGAAAAAATCAAAAAGATACGGGTTAGTTAGAGGAGCTTATCATTTTTTTTCTTATAACACCACAGCAGAAGAACAATTTAAAAATTTTAAAGAACAAGTATTTCTATCAAAAGGAGACTTACCACCTATTGTTGATGTCGAAGACAGAAGGATAAATATGGATGAGGTTAATAAATGGTGTGACCTTGTAGAGAAACACTATGGTGTAAAACCAATAGTATATAGTGAATTTTTATTTTTCAAAGTATTAATGGATGGTAAAATAAAGGATTATAAACTATGGATTTATTTTGATGAAAAATATTCGGCAATACCTAATTTTAATAATTATGATTGTGTATTATGGCAGTATAGTCATAAAGGAACAATTAAAGGTATTAATGGAGATGTTGACCTAGATAGTTATCTACACTCCGAAGACGAATTCAATCGGTTATTAATTGATTAATTTTAACTATTATCCTTAAAGATATTTTGGAATTTCTGATAATAAATCAAATGATTTTTTAAATTGTGGTATATAATTATGTAAACCTCCTTTATTTGGAAAATAATTGTCAATTGGTTTTGATGTGTCTGTAATTGCAATTTTACCATTATCATATGGGTCTCTTTCTTTTATATTACATTTGTTTGCAATATTTTCCATGTTTGTCTGACACCATTTCCCTAAAATTCCAGTTCCTGCGTTATGTGCACTAACCGCTAGATGAAGGGCGGCGTCATCCCCTAATGCTTTTTCTTTTATTAATTTACCATTATTAAACTTAGTTACAAAATCTCCACTATAGTATTTTTTCGCCGCATTATAGTTCGTAGATAACATTCTATAGACTGCTTCAAAAGAACCCTCCATAGTGTAGAGTGATGACATTTCAATATTATATTGTTTTGCCGTAGCTGGTTGTATTTGAGCATAACCCTGAGAATGATTTGCATTATTAATTAGATTGTCTAAAAATCCTAAAACTTCTTTATAATGAATAAAAGTACCAGCACTACCCTTACTCTCCCTTAATATAGTTGATATTGATGCTTTTAAAATATTATGGTCAAAATTTTTATTTTTACTAACCCAAGACATTAAAGTATATGCCAATACATCCGTTGAACCCTTAGTATTGAATATAGTTTTAGCTACTGAGGAACCCCAAGAAGCGTTTCTAGCATTCCATATTATACCAGATATTTTTGGTAAATTGCCAATAAATAAACCACGTTGTTCTCTCTGTGAAGATGAAGGTATTGTTTGAACTTTACCTGATTTTGGGTTATATGCTTGAATATTTACTTTAGTTGAGTCGGCATCAGCGGTTAATTGACGTTTATCGTAGACAAACGGGTCTTTATTCTGTTCTTTAATAACTTTTTTAATTAAGTTAATAACATCCGATTCAGTTAATTTAATAATTTTACTCATATTGTAATAAATATTTGTTTTATTGTAAAATAATCCATACATTTGTAAAAAATTAAATAATATGATACAAGTAATTGAAAATGGAATTATCTCTGAACCTGAATTGGTTGACTTTGTTTTTGCATACCAAAAGTTAGTAAAAACCAAAATGGTGAGTGAACTTAGCTTTCTAAATTTAATGGAAGATTTAGGAATTGAATTTGGACTGAATGATGAAATTATTTTAGATGAAAATAACATCTACACCTTGTCCAAGTAAAAAATTTGTTGTATATTTGTAAAAGAAATGAAAATACCAAAAATGAATATTATGAGTAAAAAAAACAAAAACCAAAACGCTGAGTTGATTGAGCGTCTTAATGAAATCCAATCACAATTGAATGAAATCAAAACCGATGCAGGTATTAAAGAAACGGAATTCACATTCACAAGAGAACAACTTGAAAACTTCCTAGTTGAGTACACAAACAAAATTAATGATTATATCTTTGATGAAATGTTTGGTTCACTTGATTCTGATGAAATTGTGTCTATTGATGTTGATGGTCGTGAGATTAACACTTACGTTGATGAAGACAAATTGAGAGATGCGTTTGTCACGGCAACTGAATCTGTTGAAACTGATACTATAATGGAATATGCTGACGAAGCAATGTCCGAAGTCGGAGTAGACTAATTTGTAAAGAAGACCCCACAATACCGTTTATCTGCGGTTGGACAGTGTGAACCTGGCTTGAAGGCTCCAAGGCTATGGGGGAGGCTACACAGAACGTGAAATACATATAGCACTACTTAATCGGTGTTAATTGGTTTGGGGAAGTTCAACCAAGTATGATTGGGAACAATGAATTAGATACCCTCGTTATGGATTAAAAGGGTTAGGGGCTTTAAGTAGTCGTGTTAAAATCCACAAGTTGTAGGTATACTGGACAAATCTACAATATACACTCTTCTTCCGAGTGGGACGGTCAGGTAACTTTGACTGTAGAGTGAAGATGTCCTGAGGGTAACCCTGTAACACGGGTGAGAGTATAGGTCCT